TATATCATTTGATGAACGAAAAACATCACCACCTCCAACATCAACCGCAGATGTACCATTATGATTTACATAGAGATACATATTGTCACCAGTATCACCATTAGTTTTAATTTCAAGATTATTCGTTCCCGAAAATGATGTACAAATTACAAAATCAAGATGGAATCCCTCACAACCAAGTGGAACAGCAGGAAGTTTAATGTCTAAATCATGGGCTGCACCATGTATTTTAATAAGTGATCCAGAATGTTGTAGGGTAAGTGTTATTGATTCATCATCTGCACCAGCTGTAACAGTATAAACTGGTTTACGAAATCCGAAACCACCTTTTGTTGCTGTAGGAGATAATGTTGATGCACCTGTTCCAGATGATGTTACACTATTTGTTTCACCATCATGGATACGAGCAACTTCAGTTGAATCGTATTGTTGGAAAACTATATCTGTATCATCCTCATTTGTTTTGATGGTATTTACAAATCTTGAAATATTGTTTGCAAGATTTTGAAGTGTTACTTTCTTATTAGAAGGTGTAGATGTTGGATTATCAACAACTATTGCTAAATCATCCTTAGTAGGAGTTGCAACTTCTGTTAATTTTGTTATAAATGTATCTGCCATAGTTTGCTCCTGTTAATCCTTTCAAGTATATTTAGTAAGAATCGAAATAGCATAAAAAAAGGGGAAGACCAAGCCTTTTTTACTCAATCTTCCCCTTGATAAAAACACAAAAAGTGTTTTCCCTTTACATTAGGTTGTCAACTCTGACAGTCCTGTAGTAGTAGTTCGCACTACCATTCATCGCACCATCTTTTGTGGAATCAGAGAACGGATTCGTTACCATTCCGTAACGTGTCTTGAAACCAATGGATGGTTGGAAGGATTGTTCACCGACCGCACGTACCATTTGGATTGGTACATAAGGACAGTAGAAAAGACCAGCATCATAAGCAGATGAACCTTTGTAACCACAAACAAAGAAGTTTGTTGCGGATGCACTGAAATAAGGATCAACATAAACTTTATATCGACCATTCAATGTACCAACAAATGTGTTACCAGTATCATCTACACCACTTCCGTCCATAGCACCTGCCATAGCAAGAGCTGAAGCAACGTCTGAAGATGTAATTATGATGTTACCACGACCGCGACGTGTTGCCTTTGCAATTGCATTAGCTTCACGCTCGATTTGGAAAAGAAGTCCTTTGAACTTCTCAACTGACCATCGACCATTAGAGTCTGTGTCAAGATCAAAAACACCAGCTGTTGTAGTGTTATGTTGTGCACCATGAGTAGCAATGAAATAGATGCTTCTCATAACTTCACGATTGATCTCAGCCAAAATCTCTTGAGAGATTATGTTAGCCAATTCTGTTTCAGCATCTAAACCATGAACGGCTTTAAGATCCTGAGCTAATTCCATAGAGTAAGTACCTTTCAACCCTCTGGTTTTAGCTGTTACTGCGACTCTCTCTATTGAGAAAGCCATTTGTTGAAAATCAACTCCGGCAGATCCAGATACGTTTGATCCAGTACCCCAATCTTCACCAACTGCAGTTGAAACACCGATACTATTTGTCAGTGCTAATGCAGGTGATCCACCCTGTGCACCAGCGACAGCAGCTGTTCCAGCGGAACCTGCAGCACCAGCAAGGGATGAATGAGAAGAATCTGGTTCGTTATACATGGCCTCAGTACCACCTTGTGTGTCATACTCAGGACGCATTGCAAAAATCAAACCTGTTGGGCCTGACATTGGTTGAACGCCACAGACATCATAGGCAACGAGATTAGGCATCGCTCTACGAATCATTGAGATCAAGACAGGATCTTGATATGTTACTTGTCCTGTACCAGATGCAGTTGGTGCTGCACCTACAGGAGCTGGAGCCTCGGAAAGAGTCTGGAAACCATATCCATTCGTTCCCGCTTCTTCAGCCATAGCTTTTTCTTGGTTTTCCAAAAGAACAGCGGTAACCGCTCTTCTGTAGGAATCCTTAATCTTAGGCATATCTTCATGGTCTAAGACAGGAGCCCACTTAGTTTGTAGTCCTTCAGCTAGATACATTTTTTATCTCCTAAAAGGTTATTGTTAAAAAAAAATAAAATTAATTGTGCCGTTTTAGAGCATTAACGTAACGCTCCATTGCGGGATCACTTTTTTCAACCTCTTCTGTCTCAGGTGTTTCCACTTCCTCAGTTATTGGTTGAGTTTGTTTTTCGGTTGCAGTTGGGAAATAATTCTCCTTGATGACTTCAAGTTTTTCCTTATATTGATCAGCATCTTCAAAGTCAACGCCATCAGATAAAGTTTTGAGTTTTTCCCGCTCCGTATCCGCAAGATCTTCAGAAACATTTCTCAATGTCTCTTCCTTCTTATACTCTGCAAGTTGTTTTCTGATTTCTACACTATCATTAACTGACTCATCAAGTTTCTTTTCAAGATCCTCAACTTTCTCAAAGAGATCGTCAACTAGGTCAACCTTCTCTTCTGGAATGTCAATGTAATGTTCTGTAAACAGATTCTTGAGTCCTGTCATAAAGTCTTCAACGAGCTCAGACCGAATACCTTTTTCGACTGCGAGTTCGTTCTCTTTAACCCATTCCTCAACAACATAGTTTAGATAACCATCAACTTTTTCAGTTGTTTCCTTTTTGTGAGTGTCAACAGCTTCTTTGAGTTCTGTTTTGTAATTTTCCTCAAATACACCTATTCTCTCATTTACTTCAGCAATAACCTTAGCAGAAACAGCTGCTTCAAAAATTGTAGAGGCCTTAGTCTTAAACTCTTCCGAAAGTTCTTCACCACTTATCATGGCGTCGATATCTTCCTTGACATTAAGCTTAAGGTCTTCCTTAGAAAGTTTTTTAACTTCTAATTTTTCCTCAACTTCCTCTTTATCCTCATCCTCTTCCTCTTCCTCGGCGATTGTAGCACCTAAGATTTTTGAGAATGAATCAGAAAGTTCAGCTTTTTTCATTGAATTGAGTTGGTCATAGATAGCTTTCATCATTCCAGCTTTGGTCTTAGGAACAGAAACAGATTCTTCAACCTCTTCCTCTTCTTCCTCGTCCTCTTCTGAAACTTTCTTAGCTTCTTCTACTTCTTCCTCATCACCAGACTCTTCTTCTTCTGGTGCGTCATCTTCTTTAATCTTTTTGCCTGAAGATTCCGCCACAGCTTGTTGCTCTTCTTCCAGTTCTTCAGACTGTTTTTCCAAAATTTCTTCAGACATTGAAAATCTCCTGTATGATTTTAATAAAATTTACTATTATTATTTATAAGAATATAAACTTTAAAGTTTAGTGATAAAATCTTCAAAAGCACTAACGAGTGTCTGCTCTCTGTCTTTTCGTGAAGATTGTTCTACTTTTTCCTTAATGGCTTGGATTTCGGCCTCTTTTATGATTCCGTTATCCCAAATCCATTCCTTACCTTCCATAATTCCAGCAACAAATGCATCTGGTGCCGAAGGATCAGCAACAATGTCGGCTGCAGTAGCGAGATAAAAATCGCCCTGTACCTCTTGAATACCATCCTTTGCAGGTTTTAATGAACCCATACCTCTTGATGATACTCCTAAACGAGCACCCTCATCAATCAGATTCTTAACAATTTTTCCGTATGGAGTATCCAGTATTTTAGCCCTCCCCATAAAGTTATTATCAACCTCTTCAAGTTCCTCAATCATGTGAGAAACCCTTTCAAGATTAACAGTTGGGCCGTCTGGATGACCTAGTTCGCCAAAAGCTCTCTTAGTTTTAATAAAACTATCAGAGTATCTTTTAGCTTCTTTTTGTAGAACAGCTTTAGGATATACTCTCCCATTTCTATTCTTAGTTTCTGCTTGCATGAATACACCTTCAATAAAATAACTCTTACTTCCGTCCTTAGAGGCCTCGGTAAGAAATTCTATATCTTGTGCTTCTTCGCTAATAAGTTTCATAAGTGTTACTCCGATTCTGGATTTTTAGATCCTACACGACTTCTGTAGGCATCCTTCATTGCTTTTTTGATTTCGGGTTTTAATTTTTTACTCCAAACTGTTTTCTTTTTAGCGAGTAGTTTTGAAGCTTTCTTTTCTATATTTGCTTTAACTCCCGCACTAGCACCTTTATATTGTCCTTGTTTATCAGCAATAGATAATGCCTTTTGTCTAAGTTGTCTATCCAAAGACTTCATGACTTTTTCAGGAGTTGGTGGTTTTTTCAAAGAACGAGCTCTTGCAATTGCAGCTTTTCTTGCACTCTTTTTAGAAGTAATTGACCTTTTTATCCGTTGTGCGGTGGTCAATTCTTGAACCAGTTCTTTGAATTTCTTCATCTCCTTAACTCAGCTTTTTTCTCTTTAGCTCGTTGTTGTGCACCAGCACCACCTTTTACAGAAATATCTCGACCAGTAGCTGTTTTACCTTTTTTAGCCATCATTTTTGATTTTTTGTCTAACATTTTTCCACGAGCACTTTTCTTGTACTTTTTGTTACGTTGAAGAATCTTAACTCTATTCTTTTTATACTCTTTCTTTGCAGCCATCTTTTCAGCAGAGGTCTTTTTATCCCTGACCCCTACTGTTAATTCGGCTACTAATTCAGAAAATGTTTTCATTAGTATCCTTTACCACTAATAGCTGATTGACCGAATCCTAATGGGCCATTACCCTCGTAATTCGGTGTACCATATCCAGAAACTTTCTTAATTGTCATCTGTACTGTCATGGTATCTGATGCTGCAGCTCCGTGAGATGCCGCTTTTATGTCTCCTAAAGTTACTGCTGCGGGTGCCGCACTTCCCATACCTACTGGAATGAAGTGGTTTGTTGAATCCCAAACTCCACCACCTACCATACAGGCTATGTCTTGACTTGCAGTACCACCAGTAAAAAAGTATCTAACTGAGTGACCACCAGCAACTA